AAGATGTAATCTTCCTACCATTGCATCACCTGATGAACCACCACTATAACTTTGCTCTCCCCCTGTAAGGTTTATTAGTATTAAACTGTTTGAAAACTTTGGTGTTATAGAAACAATATGACCTGTAGCTGTTGCAGAAGTTGCTGTTATTGTAGTTGTATCTGTTATTGTAGTCGATTGCACTTGCACAATATATTTATAAGTGCCATCTGCTGTCTGTCCTCGTAAGTTGTTTACTCTTAATGTACTCATTGACTGTTTCCTAACCTTTGAAATGTAGCTGATGAGTATGAAAAAGATGATGCTGCACTACCAAGAATGACAGAACCACTGCTTATAGACGCTGTTATAAAATCGACTTTATGGGTTGATGTATCTGTAATGTTGACTAATATATCACCATGATTTCCAGATGCCATATTTACAGCCCCACCACTCACAAGCTCTTTAAGAATTGTAAAATTACTTCCACTATCTGTGCTTAACCTCATTCTTACATTTATATAGTTATCTTGTCCTGCTGAACCCCCTGTCTGAGCCATCATGTTAAACACAACTCTGTATAATCCAGTTTGAGGAAAAGTAAATTGCCCACTACTAACTGTCATTGCTGAACCTGCTTTTGCATTTGCTTGTGAGCTAATAGTGCTTTCTCCCCAATCAGTAAGAACTGTGTCATTACTGCCTTGATTAGATAGTAACTGCCATTGTTGAATTTGAAAAGATACAGGGAAATTGACATTACCATCAGTTCCCACACTCATAGCCGTAGTATTATTTGTATGCTTTATATTTTGTACTAGAAGATTGCTCATATTATTGCTAAGTTACCTCCTGAGTTTACTGTGATGGTTATACCACTTGCTACAGTCAAAGGTCCTGTGGCTGTTGCATTTTCTGTTGCTTCTATAGTTGTATCCACATCTACAGTCTGTGCGTTAGTTCTAAACATACCACCGTTTTTAAATGTGCCTTTGTTCTGTGCAGGTATGGTAATACTTGTGTCTGTAGCTCCAAGGTATATCACAAAGATATTGCCAGTGCCACTTGACGGTGCTGCAGTAAACGTAAGGTTTGTACCGTTAGGCACTGTAAATGCGTCTACACTCTCTTGTATTACACCGTCAACACTCACTACGATGTCTTCTTGAGTAACAGTCTGGTTTAATGTAAAGACCGTTGTAGAGCCATCTCCGTTGAACTCCTGCGTTGCAGGTCTTGAGGAAAAGCTAGAACCTACTTGGCTTCCAATATACGGCATTAGGTTATCTCCATTATACTTGCTACAGTATCAAGACTATTTGCTGTATTAGAGGATACACTTAATGTATGCCCTGCTTCCATAATAATCTTGTTGCCACCCATATATTCAAACGAACTTCCTGCAGGTATAGGTATGTCCTTTGCCAAGAACACATTAGCAGAAGCATTAAGTTTGATGTCTGCTGTTACTTGGCTTGATGTAGTGTTGGCTAACGTCAAACCAATAACAACTGTTGTAGTGGATGACGGTACAGTGTACACACCCATAAGGGCATTAGCAGATGTATTTGAACCGTCAAACACTTTGTTTTTGAATGTGTTAGCCATCTACTTCTCCCCTTAACCTACATCATCTAACAATGCACACACAACAACTTCTGCTGTTGAAGCAGATGATATGGCATGAATGTCAGC